AATTTGACGACGGTGCTGAAGAAATTGGCACAGACGTAACTCACGATATTGAAGGTGAACACGATGAAGGCGGTTTAGAAGACCGTGTTGTTGATCTTGAAGACAAACTAGACGAACTTATGGCCGAATTTGAATCCTTGATGGGTGACGAAGCTGGCGAAATGGGCGGCGAAGATGATGCTGATATGGACGCAATGGATGCCGAAGAAGTTGTAGACGACGAGTTTGAAACTGAAGGCATGATGGAAAACGTCACTTTAAAAGCTGTTGCTAAACCTAGCAACACTGGAGTTGCTGGCAAAAGCCCAGTGGCTGCCAATAGTGGCGCTAAAGGTGCTATGGCCAAGCCAGTACACCCAACTGGAACTGAAGCGCAAGGCCGCCCAGCTCCTACAGCTAAAGATGCAATTGGTAAAGTTGGTAATACACCATCACAAAGCACTCAAAAGCCAACTCCAGCTACTAAACCTAATTTGGGTCAAACAGCCGGTGTCAATACCAAATCGGTAATTCAGTAAAGGATCCAGGTAAATGGCTCTTTACCTCCGTGAAAACTTAACCTTCGATGCCGCCCGCATTATTGTGGAAGGCAACGAGGGTAAAGATCTTTACATGAAGGGCATCTGCATTCAAGGCGGTGTTCGCAACGCCAACGAGCGTGTGTACCCCGTACAAGAAATCGAAAAAGCAGTCGGCACACTGAATGAACAAATTATACAAGGTAATTCAGTGTTAGGCGAAGTTGATCACCCAGACGATTTAAAAGTTAATCTAGACCGTGTTAGCCATATGATCACAGAAATGTGGATGGATGGCCCTAACGGTTATGGCAAACTTAAAATTTTACCTACACCAATGGGGCAACTAGTTAAAACTATGTTGGAAAGCGGTGTAAAACTAGGCGTTTCAAGTCGCGGTAGCGGTAACGTTAACGAGGCAAACGGACATGTCAGTGACTTCGAAATAGTCACTGTGGATGTGGTTGCTCAACCCAGTGCACCAAATGCATACCCCAAGGCCATATACGAAGGCTTGATGAATATGCGACACGGTCATCGAGTGCTAGGAATAGCGCAAGATGCTGGCAAAGACAACAAAGTACAGAGATACCTGAAAGGTGAAATTGCTCGCCTTATCAAGGATCTCAAAATTTGATCTAGGAGAAATAGATGCTAGACGCAATTAAACCATTGCTCGATAGCGGCCTAATCAACGAAGACGTTAGCGAAGCACTCAACGAAGCTTGGGAAACTAAACTAACAGAAGCACGTGAACAGGTTCGTGCCGAACTCCGAGAAGAGTTTGCACAACGTTATGAGCATGACAAAAGTATCATGGTAGAAGCTCTAGATCGCATGGTAACAGACGGACTAAGTGCCGAACTTCAAAATGTAATTTCTGAAAAGAAATCACTGGCCGAAGATCGCGTCAAGTTCCAAAGCAAAATGAAGGAATCATCTACAAAGTTTAACGACTTTATGGTTTCTAAACTTGCTGAAGAAATTGGCGAACTGCGCAAAGATCGTAAGACTCACAATGAAGGACTCCAGAAATTGGAGAAGTTTATTGTCCGAGCACTTGCAGAGGAAATTAGTGAATTTGCACAAGACAAGAAGGACTTAGTGGAAACTAAAGTTCGACTAGTCAGCGAAGCACGTAATAAACTCGAAAGCTTGAAAGCACGATTCATCAAAGAATCAGCTAGCAAGATGAGCAAGGCTGTTGGCCAGCATCTCAAGACAGAACTCACCCAACTACACGAAGACATTAAAGTTGCTCGAGAGAACAATTTTGGTCGTCGTATTTTCGAAGCGTATGCCGCAGAATTTGGTAGCACTCACCTCAATGAGAATGCCGAAGTACGTAAACTACGCAAAGAAGTTGCTCATAAAGAGCATCAGTTAAGTGAAGCTACCCGGATTGTTGGCAAGGCTAAAACCCTTGTTGAATCCAAAGAGCGAGAGATTCGTGTTATTAAAGAATCCAATGAACGTGCAAACGTCATGGAGGAATTGTTAAGTCCCCTGAATCAGGAAAAGCAAGAAGTAATGAAGAATCTTTTAGAAAGCGTACAGACTGCTCGTCTAAAGAACGCTTACGAAAAGTATCTACCAGCTGTATTAGCTAACACCATGCCCAAGGCCCGCAAGGCCTTAAGCGAAAGCGTTAGTGTAGTAACTGGTGATAAAACCGTACCAGCAGGAATGCAAAGTGAAGATCGCAGTAATGTGATTGACATCAAGCGCCTGGCTGGTCTGTAATAGTAATAAAAGGAGACTTAAATGTCACAAGAACTATTAGAAAGCCGTTGGGACGAGACCAAAGAAGCCCTTATGGAAGGCCTCAAAGGCAACCGTCGCAACTCTATGAGTGTTATCCTCGAAAACACTCGTAAGTACCTCAAAGAGAACGCATCTGCAGGCTCTACAGTTTCTGGTAACATCGCTACATTAAACCGTGTGATTCTTCCAGTTATCCGTCGTGTTATGCCTACTGTTATCGCTAACGAAATCGTTGGTGTTCAGCCTATGACTGGCCCAGTGGGACAGATCCATACATTGCGTGTACGCTATGCGTCTACAATGACAGACCAATCCGCAGCCAACACTAGTGTTGTGCAAGGTGAAGAAGCATTGTCACCATTCAAGATCGCTGTTGCATACTCTGCAGGCGCTCGTGGTGCTGACAACGCTGCCACTACACAGACAGCCGCTCAAGGCTACTCTGGTGGCGCCACAGCTACCATGGAAGGTAACGGCGGTCGTCAGATCTCTGTTCAAATCTTGAAGCAAGCTGTTGAAGCCAAGACTCGCAAATTGCAAGCTCGTTGGACTTTTGAAGCCGCCCAAGATGCACAAGCTATGCATGGTATTGATGTTGAAGCAGAAATTATGGCTGCTTTGGCTCAAGAGATCACAGCTGAGATTGACCAAGAGATCCTATTGAGCTTGCGCTCATTGGCTCAGACTGAGTTCACATACAACCAAGCTACTGTTTCTGGTACTGCTACATTCGTTGGTGACGAACATGCCGCTTTGGCTGTTCTAGTTAACCGTGTTGCTAACTTGATCGCACAACGCACACGTCGTGGTGCTGGTAACTGGGCTGTTGTTTCTCCAGCTAGCTTGACTGTTCTTCAGTCTGCTACAACTAGTGCTTTTGCTCGCACTACAGAAGGCACATTCGAAGCTCCTACAAACACTAAGTTTGTTGGTACATTGAACGGCGCAATGCGTGTGTTTGTTGATAGCTATGCTAGTGACTCTACACCTGTATTGGTTGGTTACAAAGGTTCTTCAGAGGCTGATGCCGCTGCGTTCTATTGCCCATACATTCCGTTGATGAGCTCTGGTGTTGTTCTTGATCCATCAACATTTGAACCAGTTGTGTCATTTATGACACGTTACGGTTACATCGAACTTACTAACACAGCAAGTTCTTTTGGTAACGCTGGTGACTATGTTGGCGAGATCGCTGTATCTAACTTGTCTTTCAGCTAATCACTGCAAGACTTACCCAGGGATGGGAAGGTACGAAAAAGCCCCTTGCGGGGCTTTTTCTTTGTCTGAGCTAGACAACAAAAACGATTAAATAACAAGTGACTACAATATTCTTTACTCCCCCAGGTTACTCGGGTTCATCAGAACTATCAGCTTCAACTGGATTAGAAATTATTGACCAAGGGCGTTGGCAATTTAGTCAGGCCGGATACAATGATGGCGCAACATTTGGTCTTGGGCTAAGTTGGCCAAATCACGGATACAACGGACAGTTTGATTATGGCGCACCTCCAGCAAATCGACAGCCGTTGTCAGGTGGCATTCTGCATGTTGCGGCAACTGACTGGCCAATTGCAGTAATAGGTAATCAACTCACTGATTATACTGATCCTGACACATTAATAACTTACACTGCAAGTCAATGTCAAATTACAGTCAGTGGAAGATGGCAAGTTACTAGACAACAAAATTCCAATAGTTTTAACTCATTTGGGGTACTGTATGACGGGTTAACCGAAACAGATCAAGGCAGTAGAACTATGAATCCTTGGTTGTTAACTTATATTTCTGGGGTTGAAACTTATGTAATACAGGGCGCAGATGTTCAAGGTGGTGCGCTAGATACATTTTCAACACACGATTTTTATTGTAGAGTCACTGAGTTGGCAACTAGTAATAACAGCAACTTTGAATTCCAAAGCAATACTATAACACGACCAGTATGGACCTACACTTATAGTAAACGTTACGAAATAACGATTTAAATCTTATACAATTTTAAATGTCGCGTAATTTTACGATTAACTGAATCCCAATCATCCATTGCATCCTGACGGAATAGCACAGCACTTTGATACCAGTGCGTGGTATTTTTATTAATCATCCAGCGCCAATCTACTGCGTAGTTGTTCAACATGATCCATGTTGGGCGACCCAATGCTCCGGCCAAATGCGCAGTGGATGTGTCCACTGACACAACAACATCAAGATGCATCATGAGCGCGGCCGTGTCGGCAAAATCTGAACTTGTACCGGGAAAACGTAAAACACCAGCTTCGTCTAGCATTGCATCTTCTTCGGGAGTTGCATCAGCTTGTAAATTAATCCAATCATGTTCAGGGTTTGCTTTGATTATTTCCAGCATTTTTGGAAGAGGAATAGATTTATGTAAGTTAAGCCAAGAGTCTCGACGTCCAGTCCAGCCAAACCCCACACGTATTTTTTTCTTTACGCCTAATTTTTTTTGCCACTCAGATACTAAGTTGGCAGGCGCACCCAGGTAACTCAACACCTTTGGAAAGTTTTGTAAGTTGACTCCAAGTATTCCCGGAATAC